GAGCATATCCAATAAGTTCACACTTTCTCATTAGCTTAGAACCCAATCCTGCAAAAGGACTGGCGATAAGGTTATACGCAATAGTAGTCATTACATATCTCCTCTAGGCTTATACTCAAGTTCATGGGCAACATGAAAGATTTCTCCGCGGGAGAGACCAATGTCACGCAATTCTTTATTCGATAATCTACCTAATTCTTTAATAGTATTATGAGCATTTCTTGCTTGAGTAAAAGATACCATCACGTTGCGTGTGAATTTAGAAATTCTGTGAAAGCTTTTCGTTGAGTAGCTGTGAGCTGTTTGTAGTAGTTCCATTTTGGCGTTCCTCGTTTTTACCAATGTTAATTTTACGAGGACGCTGATCTTCAGGGATAACATACTTCAATGTGATTGCAAGTATACCGTCGATGATGTCAGCTCCGTGCACATGCACGTTTTCAGACAGCCGAAAGGTGCGTTTGAACTTCTTCGTGGAAATACCACGATGAATGTATTCGCGACCCTTTTTAACATGTTCACCTGTTACGGTTAACGTTCGTTGATGAACTTCTACGTTAATACCTTCCCGACTAAATCCTGCAACTGCCAATTCGATTAGGTAATCTTCATCGGTAGTCTTAATGATATTATGCGGTGGATAATGGTCTTGAGCGTGCTTTGCAGTAAACTCAAGTTCATTAAAGATATGTTCGAATCCCACAAAAGATGAGCGTGGGAATAGTTGTTTCATGCCTGTCATTGTTTTCTCCTTTTAACAGCAAGATATTAAGGCCAGATTATCTGCACCTTAATATTAATGGAGAGCTAACCGTGGCTCTCCGCGGATGTGTTACGGCATCACCCGATCTGCTATTTGTTGCCTATATTGTACTTTGGGCATAATTCCCATTGATCTTTCTCTTTATGAGACAAGATCTTGATCTGACGCATAGGCGCAAGGTCAGTAGGCTTAGCTCCTACAATAGAAAGTAATCCCCAGTCGCTTAGAAGCTGTGTGATAGTATTCCGACGAAATACATCATTCTCTTCTAGGTTAGACTTTTTTCCATCGAGCATAAAAAGCTCTTTGAAGTGCACAATAAAGTATCTGCCTTGCTTATGTAGGATATGGCAAGACTGATATAGTTTTTGATCTTTTCGGGAAGCGACCCCGATTCGCGTTAACGTCTCTTTAACTTTTAGAAAGTCGTCTGGCTCCTCAAGAGAGATCTCAAGCATAGAAGCCGGAGACCACTCGTATAATTTATTTTCATCATCCATCAGCTTGTTTCATTTCTGTTAATTAGTTACATAGTATTTATGATGATTTAGGTCTTGCCTTCCTACCGCCTTTATAGAGCTTTTGCTCCATAGCAGATATCTGATCAGCAGTTAACAGGTGCATGATCTGACGGGCTTTATCGTTTGAATAGCCGTAGTATTCTTTTACGATTGCAATAGCTTCTGGCTTTGACGCCTTTGCCCATTTAGAGAACCGCTTTTTCTTTCTTACGGTGCCAAGCAGAAAGTCGAACTGAAGTCTACTACCGGCATGGGCATTCTGATTCATCTCATTCGCGATAAGAACTGTATCGTGGAAATAAGACAAGTTGCGATTAACAAGAAAGCCATTGTAAGCCTTCTCGTCAATATCGTCTAGCATAATATCTTTGCCGGTGTTAACGGCTTTTACATATTCATAGGGGTTCATGGCCAAAATCACACTCCGTTTGATTGTCCCAGATTATACTCATTCTATCACACAATAGGTCTTTTGTTAACCCCGAAGTGTCGCTTTTTAACATATCATAGCCATTAAGTTCCAGCTGGGGATACATCTTATATTGCAAATCGTTTGTTTGATCCACCATCTTATATTCCATGCCCCAGTCGTCAAGCTTTTCTTTAAGCATATGACAGTAGACGCACCTGTCTTTCGTGTACATAGTAAGCATAATAATTCCTAAAAAGGGATGGAGTCAATAAGTAGACGGGATAGAAATTGCAGACGCATAACGTCCATTACAATATCGTGACGGGGATCGTGTGCAACAAATTTAGTTTCAAGACCTTCTGGAATAAAAGAATCCTTAATGTCTTCGCCCCATGTCATACCATCAATAGTGCTTTTAACGTCGCGCGTGATCCACCATGCGTGTGGTAGTGTATTGCCAAACTGCTGACATGCAAATTGAACGAATACAGGGTCAAAGGAATTGTTGCGAGAATAAGCAACGTCAGGAGCCATGTTGCCTATGTAGCCTATGAACTTTGAATAAAGCTCTTTTAGATCCACATCGCTCTTGCTTGGGATCAGCAGTTTTTGTGCTGCCGCTCCTTGGCTTCCCCACCACTTTAACGTTTCAGGACAGACTTTGCGGCCATGTTCTTTAACTTGCTGATTCACATCGAACTTAACTAAGTGAGTTAAGCTTAGAAGCTCTTCGTAGGTATAATCGCCTCCATTGCCAATCCCATATTGAACACGACGTGTATCAAACTTAAGCATTGCAATGTTAACAATCACACCGCGATATTGATCCTGACTTAAGGTTTCAATATCGTAGATAAGGCCTTTTTCCATTATTTGAACTCCACACTAGACATAATTTCGGTTAGGCATGCTACCACATTAATTTCGAAGTCTGCAACGAAAGAATGCTTATATTGGTAGTCTGCAAGGATAAGCACTAAAGCTGGGATAGACTGCGGCAGTACTTTGCCGCTCATACGATCGTAGATACCACGGAAGATAGCGCTTGCATCAGTATCTATGTTGTTAACAACCCACTGTCGCATAGCCTTAAAGTCTTTGCCTTTCAGTGCTGCGAACAGCTTATCGAAGGATGCGTCGCTAACATTTTCCATAACACCCGAATCGATCTTACCCGACACACTATAACGTTGGCATTCGTTAATGACCCGACGCCAATCAGGAGCATACTTAATAATAAGATCTGCCACTGGCTTCTGGTCGAATTGAACGTTTTCGGTGTTTAGGATATACTCAAGGCGCTTAAAGAATTGGCCTGCAAGTCCTGCCATATCTTTCTTAGATGTATTGAATTCGTATACGCCACACCGGGAGTGGAGTGGTTCAATGATACGGTTCTTAAAGTTACATGTAAGGATAAAGCGGCAGTTATTGCTGAACTCTTCGATAAAGCCACGCAGAGCTGGTTGTGTTGATTGGGGGTTAAGGTAGTCTGCTTCGTCGAGAATAACGACTTTGTATCCGCCTGATAGCGATACGGTAGATGCAAACTGACGGATCTTACCACGAAGGGTTTCAATATTACCTTCTTCAGATCCGTTAATGATAATGTAGTCTAAGCCAAGCTCATTGCACAATGCTTTAGCTACGGTTGTTTTACCAAGACCAGCACTGCCGGTAAGTAAGCAGTTTGGGATTTCACCAGTGTCTCGGATTTCGGTAAAGGTCTTTTTAAGGCCTGCAGGAAGAATGCAGTCATCGATAGTTTGTGGGCGGTATTTTTCGACCCAAAGATATTCAGACATAGAGAACCTTTCATAATAAAATAAAGTTAGCAGTTTCTACACGTGCTAAGGTGACAAACAAGTTTATGAGTTTACCGGATCATCGTTTTCAGTTTCTGGTTCGTCCAGGGCTGATTCAGCCATTTGAACCAGCTGCATACACTGATCGCGCAAACGACCAATAGTGCTAAGCTCTTCTCCTTTAATAGCGCCACGCTGTGTCATCATGTCGATAACAGCCATTGCGCTACGTCCGACCTGTTGGCCTACTGTTGCGAATTCTTTATTCATATTAAGCTCCGTATTTGCTGTGTTTTTCAAGTGCGATAAAGTAATCCATCTTAAAGAGGGGATTCTCCATAAGCTGGAAATGCGAGATGCATTTAGAGGAAAGTTGAACGGTATAAGAACCAGACACCAACTTCTTTAGATTGGAAACGCTAAGATAGAACGCAAAGGTTGTATCTTCTTCCAATGAACCCGGCACGTCGATCGCGAACGTGTTCGAGGTAGGATTCTCATGGTCACACACAGTAAGCGAGATTGCGCCGTTGTTTGGTGTGATTGAGATTTCGTTATGACCCATAGCGCCTGCTGCACGAGTAAGTCGTGTAAGCGTTTCTTGATCAAGGGTAAAGGTTACATCTTTCGACGGCATAGTAACCGTCTTAGTGGACTGGGTAAGCATAGACACATCGGAGAAGTAATACTTGATTTTAGACCGACCGGATGCATCGCTAATAGTAGCTACTTTTTCGTCTGCAGTAAGCTCGGGATCGGTAACAAGTCCAAGCACGCTTAGGAATTCATTTAGATCGTAAATGCCCATCTGTGTTGTGAACTCGTCGCTAACGACTGCGGTTGCTAATACATTTTTGGCTTCAGCCATTGTTTTAATCTCTGTGCCCGGGTTGATTACCAGGTTAGGATTAATCTGCGCAAAGTTCTTGAGAACCTGCATTGTGCCTTCATTTAATTCCATTATATACTCCATTGATGTTTGTTATTGTTAGTATTATACTATAGTCGAACACGGATGTAAACCCCCTATGTGACTTTTGAGAAATTCTTTTCTTTGACAAACTCTAGCTTACGCTTGAACTTGCCATCAAGGATTTCACCCTTATGTGAGATTACAAATACGTTGGTATCATTGTCCAGCGTATAGAGAATCTTCATTAGGTTATCCACGCCATCATGATCTAGTGACGAATCAAACGTTTCGTCCAGGATAAGAAGGTTGGTGGATACGCTATTCTTCATCTTGGCAATCATACGCCAAGTGAATAGTAGTGCCAGGTCGATCCGTTGCTTTTCGCCTTCGCTGAATGAGCTATAGGAGAATGCATCGCGGTGACGAGACCGGATCGTTTCTTTGAACTCTTGGTCGAGGTTAAAGTGCACGAAGAAGTCTAGGGTCTGCAGATATGTATTCACCAGGTTATTAATTACTGGTAGATACTGCTTAATGACTTTAGTCTTAATGCCACTATCCTTAAGCATTTCTTGCATGACACCATTGTATGCCATTTGTTCGTTTAACTTGAACTTAGTCTCTCTTAGAGTATCACGGTTTGTTTTTAGTTCGTCTAGCTCTTCGCGCGCAGTCGCGAGGTCTCCGTCCCTGCTTTGTAGACGTTCAATAGACTTTTGCAACGTATCGATGTTGGACTGTAGTCTACGGATCTCTTGGTTGTTAGCGTTAATGCTTGAGCTTTTAGTTCTGAATGCCTCCATTAGGTCAGTATACTTAACAATGTGTTCAGTCACAGACTTACCTTCATCGTCTGCTTGGCGCATTGCCGACTGTAGTTCTCTTGCTTTACCCTTTGCTTTTTCAAGCTTAGCACTACGGATATCTTCTGCAATATCCTGTGTGCAGGTAGGACATGCTGCATTCTGTTCATAGAATTTAGTATCGTTCACAACCTGTTTTGCTTGGCCGTCGAACTGAGCACGGTAATGCAATAGGTTAGTCTTACGGTTGTTTGCCTTCTTAAGCCCTTCAAGAATGCTGGTGTCTTGACCTTCGATCTCTGCACTAACGGTAGCGTTCAGGTTTTGCAATGCAGTGATATCCTTATTGGTATCACCTACTTGGGTAACCTTATCGCTAATCTCTTCCTCGTTCATTGCAGTAATATTACGAATGTATTTGGTTTGGGTCTCGATACGATCTCCAGTCATATCAAGGTGGTATGCATTATCCTTCAGGGATTCTTTTACGGTTACATTCTTTTCCCGTACAATCAGGTTCATCTTACTAAAGACATTAATGTCCAAAAGGTCTTCGATTACATCACGACGGTGCTGAGTAGGCAACTGCATGAATGGAACAAACGAAGACGAACCAAGCACCACAATTTGGTGGAACGACTTATGGTTCAATTTAAGAATGTTTTGTTCCAGCACCTTCTGATATTCCAATGCCTTCGCTTCTTGGTTAATCATCTCGCCATTCTTCCAGATTTCAAACACCTGAGGCTTTTGACCACGGACGATTTTAAACTCTGAGGCACCGGCAGAGAATTCTACCTCTACCAGCATATTCTTATTATTAATGCTATTGACAAGTTGTGGCTTAGTTATGTTGCGGTGTGCTCTGCCGAATAGTGCATAAGACAAAGCATCCAACATAGTAGATTTACCTGCACCGTTACCACCCACAATAAGGGTAGTAGCAGTAGCAAGGAAGTCCATTTCAATAAAGTTATCGCCGGTGGAAAGGAAGTTTTTCCATCGAAGATTTTTAAATACAATGCTCATTAGATCATTTCCAAACTTTGTGCTTCTATCAAAAGGCCGCGCATGTCGTGCTTAATGCGATCTTTATCCAGATCCGTTTCGACCGCGTCCACGTATGTATCAAGCATCTGCTCAGTTTCTTCGAGCTTAACAGCTTCATCGCTAACGGCATCACCGACAAACTCGTTAAAGTTTTCAGCAATCTTTAGCTCGTGGATTGGTCTTGATTGTATTCTATCGACAAATTGATCGAATGTAAATAGGTCTGACTTGTTTATTACAACTATTTTTACAAACTTATGATCTACTTGCGACACATCGTATTCAAGGTAGTTGGTATAACTATCATCGTAGCGAATGCGATGGAACAACGTAGTCGGGTTAAGCACGGGCGTAAGCTCGCGCGAAGCAGTATCGAGGATATGGAAGTGCTTAGGATCATGTGCGTCTGACCATGTAAATTCCAGCTGCGTGCCCAGGTATTTAATATTTGTCTGCTCAGACTTAGTATGGAAGTGACCGGACAAGACCTGCTCGAATCTCTTAAAGAGTGCCGGATCCATACCAGCATGTGCAGGCACACCCTTTAGAACATCAAAGCCCATAAGCTCAAGATGTCCGCCAAGCCAATCCGCCTTACATGTATTAATAAAGTGCATGGAATGTTCGTAATTGTCTTGGCAGATCCAAGGGAGCATAGCAAACTGCATGCCGTCTAGATCTAAGACTGTTGGTTCCATATGAATAGTAACCTCACCCATATAGTGACCAAGCAGTTCTTTTAAGCTGTTTAGCTCGTTGGTATTTTTGTAGAAAACGTCGTGATTTCCCGGTACAATATCCATATGAATACCATACTCACGAAGCTTAGACAGGAAGTTTTTACGATAAGCATTAAGCGTCTTAAAGTTAATAAACTTACGATTATCAAAGACGTCACCCAGGTGCAAGATGCGCTTGATATTGTTTTCTTTCAGATAGGGAAAGAACACCTCCTCATAGAACTTTGTTGCATTATTTGTAAACACATCGGAACTGTTTCTTGCGCCCGCATGTGTATCATTCAATATAGCTACCCGCATTAACCCATAAACTCCGTGAGGTCTGAATCTACTTTCACCGTGCGTTTCTTACGTGTCGCCTTCTTTTTATTCTTTTGCTTGAATCGTTTTAGTCCTTGGTCTGATTCTCGGACTCGGTCAATGCGTTCTTTTAGCTGGTCGATAAAGTTAGCAACTAATGCGTTAGCGGTGTCTTCGCCTTCCAGATAGTTTTCCACACCTGACTCTGCAATATACTCAAGTTTAATATCACGTTCTTTTTGTTCTTTTGCAATACGACGTAGAAATGCATACCAGCTAATCTGTGTAAAGTATGCAAAAGCATTTGGTTTACCCGTTCGAGTAGCAGCTTCAATGTTATAGTTTAGAACGGCTCTTAAACAATTCTCTACTGCATCCATTACCATTTCTTCGCGGTAAGTATAAGCAATAAAGTTTTCTCTACGTGAAAGACCTTCACAGATCTTTAAGAATGATTGGGCAATATAAGTTGGTACCACCGGATCGGGTTTATTAGTCTCACGAGCTATTCTTACGGTTTTAACATATTCTACAACGCATTGCGAAAATTCAGCATTGTTCACATAGTGAATGCTGGGTTTCTTTTTCTTCGCCATTGTTTTTCTCCTTATGCATCTATAATACCATAAGATGATTGAACTGTAAACCCCCTATATGCATTTAATACATACGTGACATTTCAGCCACAGGTATAGGATTAATCCGAACTATTTTAATTTAGGGGGTTTACGGAATTGGCTTTCGACGGTATAATAAAGAGACATCTTTGGAAAGGGATAGATCACCCTAGTGAATCTTTTCGTCGGGATCCTTGAAATAGTATGATAAGACGTCTTCGTATGTAGGTTCTTCTTCGATCGACTTATTATCTTCTTCGGGCATCTCTTCGCCTTCTTCAGAATAAAAGTCGCATGCTGTCTTATAGGAAGTAATTACATTAGATGTTGGCATTGCCGATCCAATAATATGATCGATCTGCAAAGTAGTAATATTCTGAGGGTGACATTGTTGAGTCATCCAAGGTCTAACCATAGCCTTACCTTGATAAGTTATAGGATCCAATGCAATATTAATCTGCATGATGTTCCGGCATACGATCTCTGTGTGCTCATCATCAGGCCAACTAATTACTTCACTAACGATCTGATCCCCAGACGTTAGCATAAACTGTTTAATATCTCTGTCGTCCATTATGTATCTCCTAATTCAATAGTATATATGTTACTTTTAAACTCTTGTTTCTTATACATCTTCGCGCGCTCGAAGCCGTGCAATAGGGCAAAGTTCTTCTGGTTACCATGTGAAAGGTTGTCCGTAATATCGAATAGCTTAGTAGTTACCCCATTGTCGGATTGTCTTAGGCCACGACCGATAGACTGCAGCACACGAATCTGGGACTTAGAAGGAGATGCGAATACGATGTTGTGCAGGTTCCGAATGTTAATGCCTGTGGAGAACGTACCAAGGGAAGCAACGATAATCGAGTTCTTTTGCTTCTCTACGATATGTCGAATAGCTTCACGATCTGCTGTTTCTACGTCGCCCGATACAAAGAACACTTTGCGATCTTCTCCGGCCTTTTCCTTAATATCCTTATAGAGTGGCTTACCATGCTTCTCTACAAAGTTATATAGAACCAGTGTATTCCCATCCAGCTTAAGTGCAAGATTACGAATAAATCTGTTTCTTGGCTCATTCCGGACAATATAGTCAATCTCTTCTTGGTATGTTCTTTTGCCGAACTCTTCTCTTACCTTCTTAGGATGATTTAGCATCATAATAGAGATATCCAGATCAGCTAACGTCTTATCATCTTGCAGCTTCTTCGTGGTGGTAACGTCCATTAGTTTACCGAATAGACCTTCAAGAACAAGCTTATGTGTCTGCGTTCCGTCCAATGTACCTGTAGTGCCATAGCGGTAGTCTGCGTAGATTGCTTTGTTCATAATGCCCGACAACGACTTGGATTTAAAGCCGTGTACCTCGTCACCGAAGACTGCACCAAACTGGTGGAACCACGTGCCAGGTAGGCGGAAGATAGATTGCCACGTAGAGATAACCACACGCTGACTAAAGATTTTTTCTTTACCACTAAAGATAGTATGGCAATCATCTTCCGCGCTCCAGCTATCATCGTGTGAGCTATAGTCACAAAAGTCTGCTTTCATTTGTTCTACGAGAGAAGTAGTCGGAACAATAATAAGAATCTTCTGGTCTGTTCCGCCTTCGAGATACCATCTCATAAGGCTGTATATGATCAGAGATTTGCCTGACCCCGTGGGGGATAATAGGATAGAACGTTTCTCGCGCGCAGCCTGCAGCACGGCATTAAACTGGTAATCTCTAATATCAATAGGCTTACCTCTACCGTGTAACTTTAATCCCTTTATGAAGTTAAATAGCATTTCAGGAGACACGTCTTCTGTTGCGTCAGGTAAGCCCAAAGGCCCGTCCAACGTATCAACTTCATATCCACGGTCGCGGGAGAAAGCACATAGGTATGGGTATAAGCCTACAGGCAGTTCATAGGTATTTCTGTTGAAGAGTCTTACACGTCCATCCCACATGCGGTTCTTGAAACTCGGCATGAACTTGTGGCCTTCCACCAAGAACGAGAAGAACTCGTTGAGCTCCATTGCAATGCCACGACCGCAATCGAGCTGGAGACTGGTATTGTTCTTCTTTTGGACCTTAAT